GAACTTCTGGAAGGAGGCGCAGAATGAATAAAACAAAAATTGATTGGTGCGACAGCACATGGAATCCGGTTACGGGCTGTCTGCATGGGTGCGAATACTGCTACGCAAGAGGTATAGCAAAGAGATTTGGGAAGAATTTGCCCGATTTATCTGATTTTACAAGCAAAAACAAAGGATTGCATTTATTGGATAATAAAATTGATTCTACGCCTTATCCGTTTGGATTTGAGCCGACATTTCACGCATACCACTTGAATGATTACATAGGCAAGAAAGGCAGAAACATCTTTGTCTGCTCTATGGCTGATTTATTTGGACGGTGGGTTCCGGATAGTTGGCTTGATGAAATATTCGAGGTATGCGAAAAGACAGAACAGCACAATTATTTATTTCTCACAAAGAATGTTGAGAGGTACTGCAGATATGGCGTTCCTATGTTAGATAATATGTGGTACGGAACTAGTATCACAAGAGAAGCCGAAATGTGTCTGTTTAATCAGCTTCCGGCATTTTGCAATACCTTTGTAAGCATTGAACCGATACTGGAAGATTTAAAACCAGAAAAATATAACGTGATGTTTCGGCAGGTAAAGTGGGTAATCATTGGAGCGGAAACTGGGCGCAGAAAAAATAAGGTTGTGCCAGAAAGAAAGTGGATTGAGGATATTGTAAATGAGTGCAGAAACGCATATTATCCGGTTCCGGTATTTATGAAATCCAGTCTTGCGGTGACATGGGGCGAACCGCTGATACAGGAATTTCCGGAAGGATTAAAGAGAACGGAAGGAGGCGCAGAATGAAAGCGGTACTGGTGATGGAGATGCCGGAGAGCTGTATAGAGTGTCCATGCGGGAATGGAGCCGGAGACGGATGTCTGGAGGCCAAAAGTTAGATTGGAGTGATACTGATTGAACATATCAAACCACGCGAGACAGCGGATGAAAGAACGCTGTGGATTTAAACGAAAATCACAGGAGCGGATGGCACAAAAGGCATTCAACAGGGGAATCACACACAAGCAGACGAAAGGCAGACTGCATAAATGGGTTACAAGCCTATTCTTTAAGAACTGCAACGCAGACAATATCCGCCTGTATGGTGACAATGCTTACATATTTTGCGGTGAAACGCTTGTGACAGTTATTCCAATTCCTGCGAATTTGAAGAAAGACATTGAAAAGATGATAGACAGGTAAATGAAAAAACGTGCTGGGAAAGCATAAGGGAGCAGGTCTGAATGAAATTTGAAAAATGCAGGGAAAAGTATTTTATTATAGTCGAGGGGGAAGAACGAGCAACGATCCGTGAATCCCTGGCGGCAGCCGAAAAGAAACGAAAAAATCTGGAGAAATTCAGCGGCAGAAAGAGAATCTTTATTTTTAAGGCGGTGGAAAGAAGCTGAATTGAAGGATAAAATGGAATGAATATCATAGACTATGAATGTTTAGTTTTCTCCAGCTTTTCAGGGTGCGGAACGGAAATCGGCAAAGGTTCTATGATATGTGCAGTAAGACGGACACAGAACAGGCAGACAAAAGCAGAAATGCTTTAGAAAATGTATGATATAGCAAAGGCAACCACAACAAAGGGCGCGGATATTATGGAAATGCTGAATATAAAAAAATAAAGCTGCAAGGAGGAAACATGTATAATCATATTTTTTATCCAGCTGCATTTTCGGCAGATTGTAAAAAGATATATACAACGTCCGGAATGACAATAAAGTTTTCGGAACCGTTCGATCTTGAAAAAATTTACAAAGAATTTCCAGAGTACAAAAATCTTCCGGTTATAGCTGAAAATGGAGCCGTGGTATGCCGACCTGGCCGCTCAAGAAAAAGTGGTTCGATATGATTCTTTCTGGAGAAAAGAAAGAGGAATACAGAGAGATAAAGCCATATTATAAAAGCCGGTTCTACACGGCCGGACTGGCTGATAGATACGGGCTTCCGACGATTTCCCACGCCTGAATCGCGTTCTGGAACGGATATTTTACAACTTCCCCAGCCATATAAGCAAAATGCAAGTTTGACATTAAGGCAGGCACCCAGAGTGGGACGCGGAGCTTGGAAAGGATACTGTGTTTTGAGTATTGAAACATTGGTTGATTTGACAAAAAATAATGGTAAAATAAAAAGTACGAAGCGCCGTTTCCAGCGCCCCGGACACCCTTTAGTCATTATACCGCTCCTGCGGTATAACTGCAAGGGGGATCTGGAAATGGCAGAGCCTGGAAAAAGAAAAGAAAGGAATATTTTCAGCGAAACAGAACTGGAGATCATGCTGATCAATGAGCGGATCAAAAACCACTGGAGGTCGATCGAAAAGGCGAAAAAGATGTGCGGGCTGTACGGCCCGTCCGGTGCGGGCGGAATCGACTATTCCCGGCCGCCGGGAAACAGCCCGCAGATATCCTTTGAGGAGGCGTTGCGGATGATCCGGCTGGACAGCGGACGGATTGAGGAACTGAAAGAAGAGCGGGCGGAGCTCCGCCGTTCTATGAACCGCATCCGGAAAATCTATGAATGTCTCAGCGGGGATGAAGAACAAATATATTATATGCGCGTAATTAGAAAGATGACGCAGGAGGAAGCCGCGGAAGAGATGGGGTATTCCAAACGCCATTTCCAGCGGCTCGAATCCTCCATGAAGGACCGTGGGCTGATGTGAAAAATGTTCATTTTTTTGTGTGAAAATTCTGTGAACTTTTTGTATCATAAAAAGCCGGAAGCCCTGTGGAACAAGGTTTTCCGGTTTTTCCGGATGTCGCCTTTTTGTCGCCTTTTATGTCGTTGAAATGTCGTCCTGCCCTGTGTTATACTATGTATAGTGACAAATGTGCCAGAGAGAAGGGCGCTGCCGGAAGGCGGCGCTTTTTGTATGCCTGGAAAAGGGGGTGTCCTGACTGAATACGGTGGAGCCTATCCGGGATATGGACCTGGTGCTGGATGTGGCGGATTACCTGAAATCCAGGAATGAGCGGGACTATGTTCTTTTCCTGTTCGGGATTTATTCAGGGCTTCGGATCTCGGATATCCTGGGGTTCCGCGTCAGGGACATCCGCGGGAAAGACAGCATCTATATCCGGGAAAAAAAGACAGGGAAGGAAAAGCGCTTCCCGATAAATGATGAACTGAAGCCCGTCCTTGCAGAATATATCAGCGGGAAAAAGGATTTTGAATATTTATTCAAATCTCCGAGATATCCAAATAAGCCGATTTCCAGACAGCAGGCTTACAATATCCTCTCGGAAGCCGGGAAGGCATTCGGCCTGGATTCCATCGGGACGCATACCCTGCGCAAGACTTTTGGGTACCACATGTACCAGCAGACCCAAGATGCCACTACGCTGATGGAAATCTTGAACCACTCGAGCATCAGTTCGACCCTGCGGTATATCTGCATCAACCAGGATAACAAGGATAAGGCGATCAAGGGGCTGACATTCCGGAAGAAAGGCAGGCGCTGACCGGGCAGGCCGCCGTCCGCGCGGAAGGGCCTGCAGGCCGCACCATAATGGGAATCCATGCCCGCGACTTGACATATCGAACCTGACGACAAACAGCAGACAGTGTTTCAGTCCGCACTATATTGAAAGAAAACAGCAGTGCGGCGGCTTGACAGACTGTAAGATATGTCAACAGGTCTGGAAGAGCGGCAGGCGGCCCGCCATGTCCTGGACGGCTGACAGGGCGGCATCCGCGGCAGGTTCTTCCAGAAGGGAAAAGAAGATGCGGGTCGGGGAAGGCGCGGCTTTTTTCTAGCTGTAGTCAAAAAATAATGGCGGCTTCCGTTTCCGGTTTTTAATGAAAGGTGGCAAGTAGTCAATGGAGAAAATGTATACGGAATCAGCAAAAGTTGTCAGCATAGACAGCACTACCGTCTCCGCAGGCGTCCTGGCGGATATCTTCGGGGTTTCGGAGCGGCGTGTCAGGCAGATGGCCGAGGAAGGAACCGTTGTCAGGGCGGCGAAGGGGCGGTACCGGCTGATAGATTCCCTCAAAAACTATATTCTGACAATAAAACTTGCGGCGGAGGGTGCCGGGATCGATATCGCAGACGGGGAGATTGACCTGGATGAGGAGAAAGGGCTCCATGAGAGGGTGAAGCGCCATATCTCGGAACTGAAGCTCCAGATCATGAAAGGCGAAGTGCATAAGGCACAGAATGTAGAGACAGTCATGACAGATATGCTATCGGCATTTAAGACAAGGGTGATGGGGATCCCTGCCAAAACCGCCCCCATGCTGGAAAACAGGGATGCCGCATACATAAAGGACCGGCTGGCCGCTGAGGTGGCGGAAGTGCTGAACGAGCTGAAGGATTATGACCCGCGTCTGTTCTACAGCGAGGAATATGTGGAGGAGGATGAGGATTATGGCGGAGAGGAGCATGGGCAGTAAGAAAGTAAGAGCAGTGAAGTCCCCGCTTCTGGAGCCGGACACAGTGGTATGCAGGGCACGGCACAGGGACGGCAGGGTGGAATACAAGACGCTGAAGCTGTTCCATGAGATTGCGAAGGCGGTCAGCCCGCCGCCGCTGCTCACAGTCAGCCAGTGGGCAGACCGGTACCGGAAGCTTTCTGCGGAGAGTTCGGCGGAGCCGGGACAGTGGAACACGGACAGGGCACCCTATCAGAGGGAGATCATGGATGCAGTAGGTGACCCGCTGGTGGAGGATATTGTCATCATGAGTTCTGCCCAGGTGGGCAAGACGGAACTGCTCCTGAACATCATCGGATACTATATCGACTATGATCCGGCTCCGATGCTGGTAGTACAGCCGACAGCCAAGCCGATGGCAGAAGACTTTTCAAAAGACAGGCTGGCACCGATGATACGTGATACGCCTGTGCTGGCCGGGAAAGTACATGATGCGAAAGCAAGGTCATCCGGCAACACGATTCTGCACAAGACATTCCCAGGCGGCCATATAACGGTTGCAGGGGCAAATTCCCCTTCAAGCCTTGCGTCGAGGCCCGTCCGGATTGTCCTGATGGATGAAGTTGACCACTATCCGGCGAGTGCGGGGCCGGAAGGGAACCCTGTCAAGCTGGCGGAAAAAAGGACTACAGCATTCTGGAACAAAAAGAAGATTAAAGTTTCCACTCCGGCAGTAAAGAGTACAAGCCAGATCTATAAAGAATATCAGTCCGGCACAATGGAGGAATGGAATGTGAAGTGTCCATGCTGCGGCAGGTTCCAGCCTTATGAGTGGAGGCGGATCCGGTTTTCGGATGTGACAATGGAATGTAAATACTGCGCCGAACATATTTCAGAAACAGACTGGAAGCAGAGCGAAGCAAAATATGTGGCACAGCATCCGGAGAGGCTCCGGAAGCGGTCCTTTCATCTGAATGAGCTTGCCTCACCCTGGGTGCACTGGGATAAAATCATCAGCGATTGGAAGGAAGCCAATGACGAGTATGAGAAATATGGGGACACAAACAAATTAAAGGTGTTCATCAACACGGTGCTGGGTGAACCGTGGGAAGAGCGCGGCAGGGGGGTGGATGACGATTCCATCATGTCACGGCGGGAGCACTACGGAGCAGAGCTTCCGGAGGGTGTGCTTGTGCTGACAGCCGCCGTGGATGTGCAGGATGACAGATTTGAGATTGAAGTCGTCGGCTGGGGGCGCGGCTGTGAGTCCTGGGGCATCCGGTACGAGAAGCTTCCCGGGGATCTGGACAGAGAAGAGGCATGGGACCAGCTGGAGGCATGGCTTGGAAGGGAATTCTATTTTGCGTCAGGGGCATCCCTCCTGATCGCCTGGACCTGCATTGACACGGGCGGACACAAGACAACGGAGTGCTATAAGTTTTTGAAAAGGATGGAGAAAAAAGGAAAGCGGATCAGCGGAATAAAAGGTTTTGGCAGGAACAGCATGGGAATCCCGCTGATCCACCTGCTGTCAACGAATAATGCGTACAAAGTCAAGGTGTTCATCCTGGGTGTGGACAGCGGGAAAGAGACCGTCGTGGAGCGGCTTGCCATGACAGAGAAGGGGCCGGGATACTGCCATTTCCCGGACAATGAAGAATGCGGGTACAGCGAAACAGTCATGAAAGGGTTTAACAGCGAGCAGAGGGTCACTGAAATGAAGGACGGCAGGGCGGTCTACAAGTGGATGAAGAAAAGCGGCGTCAGGAATGAGCCGTTTGACCTGCGCGTCTACAATACGGCGGCTGTGGAAATCCTGAAGCCGGATTTTGACGTGCTGGAGAAGAAAGTCAAGGCCGGGATCAATTACATGAAAAAGATGCCGGGACCCTTGAAGAAAAAGCGGAAAACCGGGGTGGCGAGCCGCGGGGTGGAGCTGTAGCAGTCTCGGAACGGAAGCGCCCGGAAGAAATTTCAGCTGCGTTCTCCGCAGATGAAATTCCTTCCAGAAACAGGGGTGCTGAAGTGAAGAGACGGAACTGGAAAACAGCATCAGCCCGCCCCGCGCCCAGAAGGATTTACGGCCACATGAATATGCGGCTGGAAATCCTTCTCAGGAAGCGGGATGCGGGGAGGGCTGATGCGGTACTGGAATAGGAGTAAGGGAAGATGCTGACAAAATTACAGAAGGAGCGCCTGAAACGGTATAAAAACAGGCTTGCCATGTATTATGAGGCAGAGGAGGCAGTGCTCCTGAACCAGGAATACTCTATCGGCACAAGGAGCCTGAAAAGGGCAGATCTGTCCACGATACGGGCGGCGATCAGGGACATGGAGAGCCAGATAGAGATGCTGGAAGCAGGCGGGGGGAAGAACAAAGCCTGCCGTTTCCTGCCGCGGGATATCTGACCGGGAGGAGGCGGAAATGAATATTATTGACAGGATCATTGAGGCGGCAAGCCCGGGTGCGGCCCTGCGCCGGGAGGAGGCGCGGTGGAAACTGGAGACCATGAGGCAGTTCCAGAATTCAGGATACGACGAAGCGGGGGCATCCCGGAGCAGGAATTCCCTGCGGGGCTGGAGGGCATCCAGCAGGACGCCGCAGGAGGACATCGACAGAAATCTCCCGGTGCTCCGCCAGCGTTCCAGGAGCCTGTACATGTCAGCGCCCCTGGCGGTGTCGGCCATCAAGACGAACCGTACCAACATCATAGGGGAGGGCCTGCGCCTGAAAAGCATGATCGATGCGGAGTTCCTTGGGATGACGCCGGAGGAGGCCGCGGCATGGAAGCGGAGCGCCGAGCGGGAGTTTGAACTGTGGGCGCAGTCGAAGTCCTGCGATTCCACGCGGGTGAATAATTTCTACGAGATACAGCAGACAGCGTGTATGTCGTGGCTGATGAACGGTGACGCCTGCGTGCTCCTGGAGTATGAACGGCCCACAAGGGCGCTGCCGTACGGGCTCAGGATACACCTGATAGAATCTGACCGGGTTTCCACGCCGCACAGCACCGGGAATGATGTCTATCTGTACGCTGTAGATCCGGACACGAAGAACCGGATTTTCAACGGTGTTGAGGTAGACGGCAATAACCGCGTTGTCGCCTATCACATATGTTCTGCGTATCCGAACAGCAGCCTGTACACAAAAAAAGTGTGGAAGCGGGTGAAGGCATTCGGGGAAAGGACAGGGACGCCGAACGTCCTGATGATCTATGAGACGGAGCGGGCGGAACAATACCGGGGCGTGCCGTACCTGGCCCCTGTGATCGAGGCGCTGAAACAGCTGACGCGTTACAGCGAGGCGGAGATGATGGCGGCAGTCATCAACGGTTTTTTTACGGTGTTCATCACATCACAGAAAGGGACTTCGGAAATGGTCTTTACCGGCGTTGTGGACGAGGAGGACAGGATTTCCGACAGCGATGCCGGATATGAGATCGGGTCCGGCATGGTAAACATACTGGAACCTGGCGAAGATGTAAAAATCGCGGATGCAAAGAGACCGTCAAAAAATTTTGACGCCTTTGTGACATCCCTTGCCAAGTATGTAGGGGCGGCGCTGGAGATCCCCATGGAGCTCCTGGTCAAGAATTTTGTCTCAAGCTATTCTGCATCCAGGGCTGCCCTGCTGGAAGCCTGGAAGGCATTCAGGATGAAGCGGTCATGGCTGGTTTCGGATTTCTGCCAGCCGGTCTATGAGGCATTCCTGGCGGAGGCGGCCGCATCGGGGCGGCTGAAGGCTCCGGGATTTTTTCTCGACCCGTCTGTCCGGGCGGCGTACTGCCGCGCCCAGTGGAACGGCCCTGCCCAGGGCATGATAGACCCGGTGAAGGAGGCGGATGCCGCGGAGAGACGTATCCGGATAGGCGTATCTACGAGGCAGAGGGAGACCATCGAGATGACCGGGGGAGATTTCGGCAGCAATGTGGCAGAACTTGCGCGGGAGGAACAGATGATGCGGGACGCCGGGCTTCCGGTGTCCCGCGCGGAAAAGAAAGAGAAGAAAAAGCAGAAGGAAAGCGGGGAGGAATAGGATGGAGCGGGGAATCAGGATCAGGAACCAGGCAGCCGTGAGGGCTGAACAGGGGAAGACATCCGGAAAATTCTGGAACTTTATCGACGAAGGCGAGACAGCAAAACTCCAGCTGTTCGGGACGATCCAGTCCGAGGAGGACTGGTGGAGCGAAGACTGCGTCACATACCGGGATTTCATAACGGAACTGAACGGGCTGGGGGACAAGAAGGAGATCGAAGTGCTGATACAGTCCGGCGGGGGCGATGTATTTGCCGCGAATGCCATATACAGTGCCCTGGTTATGAACAAGGCCAGGATCACCGGGACGGTCATAGGCATATGTGCCAGCGCTGCAACGATCGTCCTCATGGCCTGCGACAGCCGGAAGATTGCGAAGAATGCCATTCTGATGGCGCACAATCCTTCCGTATCTCTGTGGGGCTCTTATCAGGCGGATGAGCTTCTAAAGCTGGCAGAGGTTACGAACCAGGTCAAAAAAAGCATTGTGGCCGCTTACATGGAACGGCTGGACAAAACAGAGGAGGAGATCAACCGGCTGATGGATGAGGAAAGCTGGTATGTGGGGCAGGAAGCTGTTGACGCCGGATTCTGCGACAGCGTGGCCGAGGCGGATTTCCAGGACAGCGCCTTCACAAAAAATTTTATGGTGGACGGGATACCATACAGTTTTAAAAACTATGTGGAAAAATTCGTCCCGGACAGCATCAGAAAAAAGGTTCAGGATCTTTCCGCGCCGCGGGGAGGTTCAGGAGCCTTTTTTGATACATCAAAACAGCCACAGAAAGGAAATGGGAAAATGGAGGAAGAAAACAGAGGGACGGGTGTGATTTCTGACGCCGCCGGACTGAAAGCGGCATATCCGCAGCTGTGCGCACAGATCGCCGCTGACGCAGTTGCCGCAGAAAGGGAAAGGCTGAAGGCGATTGACGAGATTGCATTGGGGATACCGGAAGATGTGCTGATGAAGGCACGGTATGACGATCCTGTATCGGCTGCAGACCTGGCACTTGCCCAGATGAAAGCGGACAATGCCGCCGGAAAGAGGTTTCTGGAGCAGATGGCGGAGGATATGCAGGATTCCGGCGCAGTAGCAGTTGTGACGGATCCCAACACGGGCTATGACCCGGAGGGGCAGAAAAAGGCGGAAAATGCCCGGAAAACCGCAGGATTTGCCGCGAAACTGAAAAGCGACAGGAGAAGGTGCCGCACAGGGGCGGGCAGGGAGGTGTAAGTTTGAAAGAGGGACGCTTTCAAATTTTGAATGAATGCCCGCCGGAAGCGGGCAGGGAGGTGTAAAGGATGAAAATGTTTGAACAGACAGGAGAATTCAGGCCGGATTCCCTGATTGCGGGCAACAGGGTGCCCATTCTGCCGGAAGGTATCGGGCTGAAAGCAGGGCAGGGAGTGCTCAGGCGCGGCTCCCTGATCCTGCGGGGAGCAGACAGGGCCGGATATATCGCCGAAGCCGCAGGGACCATTGCCATGCTGGCGGAAGGGGCGGACAGGAAAGTATTCGGGCTTCTGACAGATGATGTGGACACAGGGACGGATCCTGCGGCTGACAATGTACCGGGCACGGCATACCGGACGGGGGAATTCAGCCGGTCAGCAGTGATCGTCGCCGGGGAAGGTGCGGAAGCATCAGCCTATGAGGATGCGATGAATGACAGAGGGCTCTATCTGCGGGGCGTCCAGGAATATGAGAATGGAGGAGGTACGGAAAATGCCTGATTACACTACACGGGAGATGATGGAGGCGTATGACCAGACGCCCCCGGTCAGGTCCTTTCTGCAGAGGACTTTTTTTCCAAGCGAGCAGACACATGTGACAGAAAAGGTTGAATTCGACGTCAGGAAAGGGAAGCGGATCATGGCGCCGTTTGTGAGCCCGCGCATCGGCGGGAAGGTCATAACGCGCCAGGGATTCAAGACCAACCAGTTTACGACGCCCAAAATTGCGCCGGAGAGGGTGCTGACCATCGACGATATCTCCAGCCGCGCCATCGGCGAGAATATTTACTCACAGAGGACGCCGGAGGAACGGGAGGACGAGCTCCTTGCGAAAGATTTCACTGACCTGGAGGAGGCTATCGACAGGAGGAAGGAGTGGATGTGCCGCCAGGTCCTTTTAGAGGGAAAGCTTGATGTGGTTGACGAGGAGGAAGGCGTGGATATCCAGGTTGATTTCGGTTTTACCAATATCTTCGTGCTGGGGGATGATGAGCAGTGGAACCTGGAGACAGTGGATCCCATGCCGCTGTTTCGCAGGATACGGAGCAGGATCATCAAGGGCACCGGGAGGGCGCCGGATATCGCCTTGTTTTCCATTGACATGATGGAGGACTTTGTCAAAAATCCGGCCGTGGTCAGGGCCATGGATGTGCTGAACATGAAAAATGTGGTGATAGAGCCGCGGGTCGTGGATCCGGCACTGACTTTCTACGGCAGGATCGCGGAGCTGGATCTGGACATCTATACCTATGAGGAATGGTTCCTGAATGACGACGGCGATGAGGAGTCCATCATACCGCCCGGCACTGTCATCATCGGGCATTCTGACGGCGAAGGCCAGATAGAATACGGGCTCGTCACACAGATGGAGGATAAAAAATTCCGCTCCTATGAGGCAAAACTTGTCCCCAAGGTATGGGTGGATGAGAACAGCGAGGTCAAGAAGGGGCGTCTGACATCGAGGCCGCTTCCCCGTCCGTTCGATGTGGATTCCTGGGCAGTCATCTGCACGCAGAAAGGAGACAGGGCATGAGGTACAGGGCAAAGGTAACTGTAGCGACAGGCGGGAAAGTATATGGGCCGGGTGCCATCCTTCCGGAGGATATTTCCTCCGGGCTGATGTCTTTCCTGCGGAGGAAGAAATTCATTGAGCCTCTGGATCTGCCGCCTGGTGCGGACAACGCGCCGGATGACGGGGACAGTGCGGACATGGAAAGGGATTTCGCAGGCTTCGGCATGACGGTGCCGGAGACACTGAAAAGCCCGGAGGAAATCTGCAGGATCCGGTCTAAAAAGGAAGTGCGCAGGTATGCGGAATCCATCGGGCTTGACCTGGGGGAGGATTATGAGGACAGGAGCCTGAAAGACCTCCAGGAGGAAGTCGTAAATTTCCAGGAAGAGCAGGCGGCAGACACAGGGGAGGACTGAGGACAGTGGGAAGGCTTACATTCAAAGAGCTGGTGCGGAAGGATACCAGGGGGACGTTTCTGAACCCTGCGGAATTCGGGGAAGAGCACATAATCAACGGGAAAAAGATGCTGGCCATCATCGATGACAGCGAGCTTACAGAACGTGAAAAACGGATGAAAAGCAACATGGACGGCATTTACACAAAACAGACGCTTGTCTATGTCAGCGCCCTGGATTTCGGCCCGCTTCCCGGGGTGGGAAATCCGGTCAGGATAGACGGAGTAACATTTACCGTTGCCGACAGCCTGAATGAGGGCGGCATATATTCCCTGCATCTGGAAGCGAATAAGTCTGGAGGCAGATAAGAATTGATAAAAATAAGCTATGACCGGAATATGCTGGAACAGATTGAGCGGAAACTTGGGCAGATGAAAAGCAGTGCCCCGAAAGCATTAAAAAATGCCATCAATATGACTGCAAGGCAGGCCAGGACAGACCTGAAGAACCAGGTGAGGAGGCAGTACACAGTCAATGCGGGCAAAGTTTCCAAGGCAATGTCCATACAGAGGGCGTCAAATGCACGGCTGGAGGCAGTCATAAGGGTTAAGGGCAGGGTGCTGAACATTACGAATTACAGGACGTCTGTCCCTAAAGAAGGGGCAATGGCGCAGGTAGCGAAGGCCGGAGGATTAAAGCTGATTGCAGGGCCGAAAGGCATCACGGCATTCAGCGGGCTTAACGGCCTGATATGGCAGAGGCGCGGAAAAGAGCGCTACCCCATAAAGCCTGTCAAGTCGCTCTCAATTCCCAAAGCCGTGGGCAGTGAAAAGAAAGTATACGGCGTTGTAAAGCCGGACATAAAAAAGAACCTGAAAGCGAACGTGGAAAAGCAGGTAAGGAAGATATTAGAGGGATAGGATATGGTGGCATCGTTTTTACAGAGTGATCTTGCAGACGAATTAAGGAAGGTGCTGGACGGCTTCCGGCTTATGAATCCCCTGGGGGAGATAGCTGGGATCAATGTCTTTGAACAGCGTCTCCCCATGCCGGAGCTGCGGGTGCAGGAGGAAATCCCGCCGGAGCTTCTGGAAAACGGGCTGGCGGAAGAACAGGCCGATCCAGATCCATACCCGTATGTCATCGTCCGGGTGGAAGACGGGGAGATCAAAGATGAATCCAGTGCCCAGACGGTAAACGTCACCCTGCTTATCGGCACCTATGACCCGGAATCCGGCAAGCAGGGGCATAAAGACATTCTGAGCATCATCGCGAAAATCTATGAACGTTTTGCGAAGGTGCCTGTGCTGGGCGGGAAGTACACCATACAGTATCCCATATTGTGGAGCCTGCAGGAGGAAGAGTCTTACCCGTTCTATGTCGGCGGGATGTATCTGAGTTTTGAGACTGCAGCAGTAGTAAGGGAGGATAAGTATTCATGAGTGGTGTAACAGAAAAAGAGACAACAGAGAACAGTCCTGGCCGAGGAACTGCGGCAGGCAGCAGGGCTGTCAGGAAGGCGGTGTCATCCAGGACTGTACCCAATGCAGGCACGTCCGGGACGGTGGTCTACATAGGCCCGGACATCCCGGGCATCGCGGCGCAGTATACGGTATACTGCAGCGGGCTCCCGGAGCCTTTGGAAGAGTATATCAGGGACAGGCCCCTATTCAGATCCCTGGTCGTGCCGATCGGAAAGCTGGCACAGGCAGATGCGGAGCTCAGAAGGGCAGGGAGTGCAGTGGATGTCCTGTACCGGAAAGCCTGCGAGGCCGTGAACGGCATGAAAAACAAAGAAAGAAGAGGGAACACAAATGGCTTATAACCGCGGCATAAGGATTCTTGAAAACCCTACCAGCCTTGCGGCGCCGGTGCTGTGCACATCTGCCCTGCAGGTCGTGGTGGGCACCGCGCCGGTGAACCTGGCGGAAGACCCGTACCATGCTGTGAATGTGCCGAAAGCCGCATACAGCTTTGCGGAGGCTTCGGCGGCAGTGGGGTACTCGGACAACCTGAAAGACTATACACTGAACCAGAGCATCGACGCATCCTTCCGGAAGTTTGCGGTCGCGCCGGTCATCCTGGTCAACGTGCTGGATCCGGCAAAGCATAAGACGGATGTTCCGGAGGCGGAATATCCTGTCCGGAACATGCAGGCAGCAGTGGAGGAGGAAGGGCTCCTGCTCGACAGGCTGTCCGTGAGAAACGGGGAGGCAGAGCTTAAGGCGGATACGGATTACATAGCAGGCTTTGACAGCCGCGGATATGCGGTCATCACCCTGCTGGAGTCCGGAAGCGCCGCAGGGGCGGAAACCCTTTCCATATCGGGCGAAAAGATAGACCCGTCCAAAGTGGCGGCAGAAGACATCATCGGCGGCTATGATGCCGCTGCCGGGAAGGAATCAGGACTGGAGCTGGTCCGGCAGGTGTACCCGCTTTTCGGCATGGTGCCCGGGATCATCAGCGCCCCGGGATATTCCCGGGATCCGGCTGTAGCGGCAGTCATGGCGGCGAAATGCCGTAGCATCAACGGGGTGTTTTCCTGCGAGTGCATCGCGGATCTGGACTGCACGGAAAAGGGTGCACGGAAGTATACAGATGTGAAAGCTGTCAAGGAGAAGTCAGGATTTACGGACAGCCATCTTCTGGCGGTCTGGCCGAAAGTCAGGATCGGGGACAGCGTGTATTATTACAGTGCCATATTTTCTGCCCTGGCGGCCTCCATAGATGCCGCCAATGACAATGTCCCGAACCTGTATATATCGAACAAGCCCCTGCCTGCCACCGGGCTGTGCTTGGATGACGGAGAGGACACGGAAATTGTCATGGACCAGGCGCAGGCAAACGATGTGGCGGGCTTCGGTGTGGCCACCGCAGTCAAGGCGGGAGGAGCGTTCCGGTCGTGGGGGAACAACACGGCGGCATATCCTGCGGTCACAGACCCAAAGGACAGGTGGTTTGCGTGCAGGAGGTTTTTCAGCTGGTGGGGCAACAGCTTCATACAGACCTATTTCCAGAAGGTGGACGACCCCGCAGACGACAGGCTCATCGAGGCGGTATGCGATGCGGAGAACATCCGGGGAAATTCCTACACTGCCCAGGGGAAATGCGCAGGTGCGAGGATCATATTCAGCCGGGACGAGAACCCCATTACAGACATCCTGGACGGGAAGATCCGTTTCCGCCAGTACCTTGCGCCCTACACCCCGGCGGAGGACATTCTGAACGTGCTGGAGTTCGACCCGTCCATGCTGGAAGCGGCGCTGGGAGGAGGTGAATAAGCATGTACAATATCCCGTCAAAGATAAATTCCTTCAACGTGTACCGGGACAGCACGCGCCTGGTGGGCATATCCGACGAGGTGAAGCTCCCGGATTTCACGTCCAAGACGGACACCATAAGCGGCCCGGGGATCCTGGGCGAGGTGGACGACCCGGCCCTGGGGCATTTCCAGAGCATGGAGATGGAGATCCCGTTCCGGGTGCTGGACCAGGACCTGTTCAGCCTGTGCGATGACAGCAATGCCGTCACCCTCACCCTGCGCGGGGGAATCCAGTATACCGTGAGCGACACCTGTGCCACAGTTACCAAGCAGATGCGCGTTGTGGTGCGGGGAAAGAACAAAGGGATCACGGGGGGCACGGCAAAGCAGGCATCAGGGACTTCCAGCAGCATCAAGCTGGAGCTGTATTATATCATGATCGAGATCGGCGGCGTTGTAGAGGTCGAGCTGGACAAGCTCAATTATATCTACAGGGTCCACGGGAAGGATCTGATGGAAAGAATCAGGAGGATGTGCTGACATCCCCCTGGAAACATGCAAGGGAAAGATGGAGAGGAGAGATGGAAATGGAAAAGAAAGAGAATGAAAAGACATATGCGGCGGCAGAGGATGCAGGGCTGGAAGCGGGTGCAGCCGCGGCGGAAGCCGGGACGGATCCGGCAGGGGGGGAGAATCCATACCTGCTGTCTTTTAAGAAGCCTGTATATTTTGAAGGGGAGCGTTATGACAGCGTGGATCTGAGCGGGCTGGAAGATTTAAGCGCGGCGGACATGATCGCGGTAAATAAGCAGATTGAACGCGGAGGCTCCACGAACGTCATGCCGGAGTTCAGCGTGGAGTATGCCTGCCTGATCGCTTCCAGGGCCTGCGGGATGCCGGCGGAGTTCTTCAAGGCACTGCCGCCCAGGGAGGCGGCAAAGCTGAAAAACCGTGTCATAAATTTTTTGTACGGCGGGGACTGACCCCGTCTGACGCACGGGAACTGTGGAAGCTGTGCGTAAGGCTGGGGCTGGTGTTCCATACCGCCCCATGGGAGTTCATGGGACGCCCCGTATGGGAGCTTATGGAGACTGCGGAGGAGGCAGCGGAGGCTTATGGCGGGAAGAAGCCGGGAGCTTGAACTGGCGATCAGAATAGCCGGAAAAGTGGACAGTTCCTTAAAGGGCGCCCTGGGGACTGCCGTCAAGGAGATCAATACGGCGGCCAAGGCGCTGGAGGCTGTCACGAAAGGGGGAGATGCGGCGGCAAAAACGCTGGAAACCACCGTCAAAAAGGGAGGCATGGCGGCAAAGGTGCTGGGCGCTGCCGCAAGAGGAACCGGCGCTGCCGCCAGGGGGATTGGAAAAACAGCCGCAGCGGCGGCAAAGGCGACTGTTACAGCGGCAGCCACAGCCTCCAGGGCGGCAGTGTCCATGGGGTCGGCGGCTGTGGATGTGGGGAAAGAGTTTGAGAAGTCCATGAGCCAGGTGTCCGCCACGATGCTCCTGGACATGGACTCTGACGCCGGGAAGGCCGCATTTGAAACGCTGGAAAACGCCGCGCGGGAGTGCGGCAGGAGCACCGCCTTTTCCGCCACGGAGGCGGCGGAGGGCCTGAACTACCTGGCGCTTGCGGGATATAACGCAGAAAAGGCGGCGGGGGCGCTGCCAACTGTGCTGAAGTTTGCGGGGGCGGGAGCAATGGAGCTTGCCGCCGCCAGTGACATGATTACAGACAGCATGAGCGCCCTGGGGCTGGAAGCAACGGAAAAAAACCTGACGGAGTTCGCGGACAAGATGGCAAAGACGGCAAGCAGGTCGAATACCAGCGTGGCGCAGCTGGGTGAGGCTGTCCTGACGGTAGGGGGCACCGCTTCCGGGCTTGCAGGGGGCACCACGGAGTTGAATACAGCCCTCGGGATCCTGGCGGACAGCGGCATCAAGGCCGCCGAGGGCGGCACGCATCTGCGCAACATGATCCTGTCACTGCAGTCTGCGCGCAACAGCGATGCGGCGGCATTATTTGAAGAGATGGGGCTTTCCGCTTATACCGCGGAAGGGAACATGCGGAGTCTCGGGGATATTTTCGGGGATCTCAACACATCGCTGTCAGGGGCGACAGCGAAGGAAGTCAACAGCACACTGGCAACGATCTTCAAGCAGACAGACCTTGCGGCGGCAAGGGCAATGCTGGCGGCGACAGCGGATTCTGTGGAATCCCTTGGTGCAGTAGTGGATGCCTCTCTGGCAGACAGCGGCACAAGCATGGCGGCGCTGGGGATCAGCCTGAAAGAGATGGCAGACGGGTTCGACAGCGCCATGACACAGGAGCAGTTCGCGGCCCGGATGATGAATCAGTTCGGGCTGTCCGGGGAACAGGCGGCAGTCATTTTTACAGGTCTGAAGTCTGTCACAGAAGGCACCGGAAACAGATTTCAGGAGTTAAGTGCGGCAATTGAGGACAGCGCAGGGGCCTGCGACAAGATGTACGCAATCCAGCTGGACAACCTGGAAGGGGATATCGCAATCCTCCAGTCGGGGCTGCAGGATCTGGGCATCAGCGTCTATAAGGACTTGAACGGCCCGCTCCGGGAGGTGACAAAGCTTGCGTCATCCATGGTGGGGAAATTAAGCAGCGCCTACCAGGAAGGAGGGATGTTCGGCATGGCGGGTGCAGTGGGGGACTGCCTGGAAGAAGCGGCAGATGTAATCGCCAGCCGGGGCCCGCGCGTGATCGGCATGGGGTACAATATTGTCTCTAAGCTGATCGAAGGGATTTCGGAGAATGCCGGATCCATTGCCGGTGCGGTAACGGCAGTCCTGCCGATCCTGCTGGACAGGCTGCAGGGATTCGGGATTGACCTCTTTTCTGCCGGAGCAGATATCATACTGGAGCTGGGCAGGGGGCTTGTTTCGGCCGTGCCGGACATCATGCTCAGCCTGGCCGAAAACTTATGGGGCCTGGCCGACGCCATATCCCAGAGGGCGCCGGAGGCAGCGGCAGTGGTAATGGATCTGGTGCAGGGCCTGGCGGACGGAATCTGTGAATATGCCCCGGATTTCATCAATTCGGGGACACAGCTGCTCGGGAGCCTCCTGCTGGGCGTCCTGCAGATGCTTCCCGGCCTTGTCCAGGCGGGGGCGCAGATCCTCACAGGGCTTGCAGAGGGAATCGTTTCAAACCTGCCGCTTATCATTCAGATGGCGGCCCAGGCCATGGTATGCTTTATCTCCGGCATCGCGCAGATGATCCCCGTCCTCATCCAGGCAGGGATCCAGATCATCATCAGCCTGATACAGGGGATCATCGCCAACCTGGGGAACATCGCGCAGGCGGCGGTGGAGATCGTGCTTTCCCTCATCACCGGCCTGCTCCAGGCCATACCGCAGCTCGCGGCGGCGGTGCCGGAGCTGGTGTGGGCCATCATAGAGGCAATCATGGAGACAGACTGGCTCCAGGTGGGCATTGACATCATCACCGGGATCATCAAGGGCATCCTGAACACCGGAAAGAGCCTGTGGAACGCCATCAAGAGCCTGGTCACAGGGGAGAAGGCAGACTCCGTCCTGCCGGATCCCGGAGAAAAGACCGTACAGAACTATACGGCAGGGGCCTCCGGCAGTGCCGAGGGCTTCAGTGCCGCTGGTGCAGTGCCCGGCTCCGCATTCCAGGGAATGGACTTCGGTAGTGCATTCACGGCGGGGGAAAATGCTGGGGCGGCGTTTCTCACCGGGTTTTCAGGCAGGACGGCCAGCCCGGAGCTGGGCGCGAAGATGGTTCCCCTGGGCAGCAAAGGGGCCGGGAGCCTGCGGCAGGGTATGGCATCCGGTACAGCCGGAGCTGACACAGCGGGGCTGATTGATGCGGCTTCCCTGCAGTCAGGGATGGCAGAGGCCGGGAAGTCCGGCGCTTCCGCACTGAAGGCCGGGTTTGGCGCAGAACTGGAAGGGGGCATCCTCCCGGCAGACATTGCGGTATTTTCATCCAGCCTGGCATCAGCCGGGGCGGAGGGTGCAGCCGCAGCAAGCTGCGGCCTGGCGGACGGCGCACAGGCAGTCACGTCAGCCGCGGCAGAACTGGGCGCCGGGGTCAATTCGGAGCTGGATGCCGGGTGGGAGAAGGCCCGGGACAGCGCCCGGACAGCCATGCAGAAGCTGGCGGAAACCGTCAGCACGGCGGCGCAGGAGGCGGCACAGGCGGTCAGGTCTGCGTTTGAAAACCTGAAAATAACCATCCCGGATCCAAAGGTCTCTGCGGCCGGCGTATCCACAGGCACCATATCCGCAGGAACGGCCGCCCGTGCCGCCGGAAGGGCAGGCATACTGAAACCGGCAGTCAACTGGAATGCTGTGGGGGGCATCTTTGAGAAGCCTGCAGTGTTCAGCACATCTTACGGCCTGCAGGGAGCCGGGGAGGCAGGGCCGGAAGCGCTCCTGCCGCTGGATACGCTCTGGACGAAGCTGGAGGACGCGGTGTCCAGGCAGGTGCGGGAGAACAGCGGGGAATCCGCTGCAGGAATCCTGTTAAGAAAACTGGAGGGCATCGGCAGCACGGCCGGCGGCAGCGGGCCGGCGGCGTCTACAGGGACGGAAGGGATCAGCATACAATACAGCCCGGTATTCAACCTCTATGGAAGTGCCGGGAAGGAGGAGGTCGCTGAAGCGGCAGGCATGTGCCAGAAGGATTTTGACCAGTATCTGGCCCGGAAGGAAAAGGAAATCCGGAGGAGGGCGTTCTGATTATGGAAAATACTTATACCGCCATCCAGGGCGAGACCTGGGACGAGATCGCATACAAGGTGTACGGGGCTGAGAAATATGCCTCATACCTGATGGAGAAGAATTACGGGCTTCTGGACATCCTCGTCTTTCCGGCGGGGACAGTCCTGGATACGCCCGGATTGCCGGAAGAGGGCGGCACTGCGCTGCCCTCCTGGCGGACAGGGGCGGAAGGGGCGCCGGATCCCTACAGCATATGAGAGGATGGACGGAAATGGAAGAACCGAGGACAGCAGGCGTCATTGTCACATACATAAAGGCAGGGGAGGGTGCCATTCCCCCGTCGATGCAGGAGTATACGGAAGGCTTTACCTACACGGACCCGGCATCCGGCGAGAGCGACACCATAAGCATCACCCTGGACAATGCCGGGATGGAATGGGCGGAGGGCTGGATGCCGCAGAAAGGCGACATCATCACCGCGGACATCGTCCTGAGAAACTGGGATGCCGCCGGGGGTATCCGGACATTCCAGTGCGGGAAGTTCTGCCTGGATGACCTGACTTATAAGGGGCCGGTGCTCACCTGTGAGATAGGCGGCGTGTCCGTCCCGGAAGGGAATGCCTTCAGGAGCACCGCACGGAGCAGGACCTGGAAGGATGCCACCCTGAAGGAGCTGGGGGCAGAGGTTGCGGGGCGCTACGGCCTTGCCTATGAATACGCCGGGGATGTGGTGAAGCTTGGGACGGTGGAGCAGGATAATGAGCCTGACAGCACATTTCTGAACCGGCTCTGCCAGGATTACGGGATAGCTGTCAAAGTGTACTATGGGAAGCTTATCATCTATGACAGGGGTGCCGCTGAGGCGGCGGAGGAATCTGCCGTGCTCCATGCGCAGGACCTGCAGGACTGGAGCTGGAATACCACGCTGGCCGGGACGTACACAGGGGCTGAGATCAGATATACCAGCGGGGAGGATGACAAAGAGTATTCCTGCACAGTCGGGGGCGGGAAGCGGATGCTCACCCTGAATGAAAGGGTGGAGAGCCTCCAGGAGGCGCAGGTCAAGGCATGTGCCCGGGTCAATGAAGAAAACGAAAAGGCGGAGACCATGCGATGCACCATCATGGCAGACCCGGCGGTCTGTGCAGGGTGCACCGTAAGGATAGAAGGGCTTCCGCAGATAAACGGGAAGTATTTCGTGGACAGGGTGACGCATAACCTGTCGGCCGGAAGCGCCTACACCATGGACCTGGAGATGCACAAGTGCCAGCATCGTCTGACGGCGGCATCTGCCATGGCGGTGCAGGAGGACGGGCAGGGGCATGAGGCACCCTCTGAGGGCTTTTCTGCCGGGGACAGGGTCATTGTCAGCGGCCCGGCCTACTGGGGCGGGAACGGCGGAAAGTACAATGAGTGCAGGGATATGGCAATGTACATTACGGAAGTGGCAGGGGAAGATTATAAATACCGGTATGGCGTGTCACGCCGCAGAGGCGGGACGCGGTACGGCTGGTGCCATGAGGACAGCCTGGAGAAGGCCTGAGGGGCAGAAAAAACAGCAGCCTGCCGCCGGAGCTGCCGGACATGGTCCGGAGCACCCCGGGATGCGGGCAGGAGGCCGGAGGCTGGGAGGATGAAGGACAATGGGTGCAGAGATCAGGATAGGGACAGTGAGCAGTGTAGATCCGGAAACCGGGATGGTGCAGGTCATGTACCAGGACAGGGGGCGGGAGGTCACACATCCCCTGCCTTATGCCACGTTCAATGAGGAATTCCGGATGCCCGCCCCGGGGGCCAGGGTGCTGGTGGCACATCTGGGCAGCGGAGGCGGGATGGGGGTTGTCCTGGGGACATACTGGAACCGGAATAACCCGGCGGGGAACCCGGGACTCTACCACAAGGATCTTGGAGGAGGGGCCTTCCTGGACTATGACGGGGACACGCTCACCATCGCGGCGGAGCATGTCCGCGTGGTGTCCCTAAGCGGCGGGGAAGGCTTCCAGGATTTTGAGGCAGAGGCGCTCCTGCGGGAGCTGGATCGTTATAAGAGCCGGATTGGAACAGAGCTTGATGAAATCAGGGAGAGGCTTTCGAGGCTGGAAGGCACGGCATAGCCCGGCCTGGAAAAGCCGGGAGAAACTATAACAGTTCCGGCGGGAAGTGCCGGGAAGGAAATTCCCTTCCTTAATAAGGGCGCTGCAGTGCAGAAACGGAACTGAGACAGGAGGCAGGGATGGCAATAGGAAATATCGGGCGGTCAGTCGTTTTTGAGACAAGCGACAGCAGAATCCTGACTTTCCAGAATTTCAGACGCGGCGTGAAGGGGCGCTGGGCATCCCATGCCAGGACAGGAGAAAAGCCCAGGAAGCAGTTTTTAGGGCCGGATGTCTCCAGCATCACATTTTCCATCACACTGAGCGCGGAACACGGCGTGAAGCCCAGGGACGCGGCGGAGAAGCTGGGACAGCTTATAGAGCAGGGGATTCCGCAGACTGTCGTGACAGGGGGCAGGCAGGTCGGAACCGGCCGGTTCGTCATAACGGAGATGACGGAAAGCTGGGAGCGGGTCTATAACCAGGGCGAGGCAGTGAGGATCACCTGCGACATCACCATGGAGGAATATTGGTAGGGGGTGGGGTTTGATGTTTCAGAAGCCGGAAGTTGACATCACGGGATTTGATTACATGACAGCGTCAGAACTGGACAGGCTGAGGCGCTGCCTGTCCATGCTGTACGGGACGCCGGAAGGGAGCTGCCCCGGGGACAGGGCATTCGGGCTGGACATGGATTTCCTGGACTGCCCTGCTGATGTGGCACGGAACCGCCTGGCGCTGGAAGTGGTAGAGAAGACCAGGCGCTACGAGCCGCGGGCGGAGGTGCTGAAGATTGAATATGTACAGGCACCGGACGGCGCACTCAGGCCGAGGATCACCATAGGAGAGGCATGGAAGGAATGGACAGCATAAGACAGGAAAGGGGCGGCGGACATGCCGGACAGGCTGGATGCAGCGGCGGGGCTGCCGGATATCAGCTTCATAGACGGGCTGGGACTGGAAGATATCCAGGGGCTTCTGATGGAAAGCTTTGCAGAAAAATATAAGGAGGCTGCGGGGAAGCAGGCGGAGCTCTCCAAGGCGGATCCCAACAGAATCATCCTGCTGGCCTGCGCGCAGATTCTGTACCAGGGGTTTCAGCACATTGAAAAAGGCGGGAAAATGAATTTTCTGAAATACGCTTACGGCGGGTACCTGGAGAATATTGCGGCGCTGAAGAGGATCACGCGCCTGCCCGCCAGGTGCGCCAGGGTGCCTGTGAAATTTCTGCTTTCCGGTCCCAGGGAGGCGGCGACGGGCATCCCTGCAGGCACAAGGGTCACAGCGGCCTATGAGGCATATTTTGCGACAATGGAATACGCGGAGATACCGGCAGGGGAGACAGAGGCTGTTGTCATGGCGGAGTGCACCGAGGCGGGGACGGCGGGGAACGGGTATGCGGCCGGGGAGCTGGATATCCTGGTAGACCCGGTCGGGTTCGTGGCGTCTGTGAAAAACACAGAGACAAGCTCCGGCGGGACGGACGTGGAGAGCGACAGAAACCTTGCGGAGCGGGTATTCCTTGCGCCGTCCAGCTTCTCCACCGCCGGGCCGGATGACGCCTATGAGTACTGGGTCAGGGCCTGCAGCCCTGACATTGGCGATGTCAGGATCACAAGCCCGGAGCCCGGCGTGGTGGATATCCGCTTCCTGATGTCTGACGGGGAGATCCCGGATGACACCATGATATCGGCTGTGCAGGAATATGTAAGCCAGCGGGGGAAGCGCCCGCTCACGGACCATGTGCAGGTCCTCAAGCCGGAGGCGGAGGAATACTGCATTGACATGACATATTACATCAATGCCAGCAGTGCGGCCTCGGCGGCGGTGGTGCAGGGGAAAGTAGAGGAGGCCGCCGCCGGGTACCGGTCCTGGCAGGCATCCAGGGTGGGCCGGGACATCAACCCTGACGAGCTGACAGCCCGGGCGGTGGCGGCAGGCGCCAAGAGGGTGGAGGTCCGGGAGCCTGCCTTCCGTGTCATAGGGGAGACAGCCAAGGCCGTATGCACAGGAATGCGGGTGGTCTACGGAGGGCTGGAGGATGATTAGCTATTATGACGGACAGATGACAGATATCCTGCCTTCCATCCTCAAAGACGATCCGTCCGTGCAGGCGCTGTCTTATGCGCTTCGGGAGGGCACAAGGCTCCTGTACAGGTACAGCAGGAGGCTGTATCTGTATTCCAGGATTGATGAGCAGCCGGAGGAGGTGCTGGACCTGCTGGCGGCGGAGCTGCGCACCCAGTATTACAGGGATGATATGGATATCATGACAAAGCGGCAGCTGGTAAAGAATACCCTCATCTGGTACATGACAGCCGGGACGCCGGAAGCCGTGGAAGAGCTGGCGGAAAATGTCTTCGGAAGCGGGAAGGTGGAGGAGTGGTTCGAGTACGGCGGGAAGCCCTACTGCTTCCGGATAGCGACAGATGCCCACATGGACGAAGCCAGGATGTCGGAATTCTGCGCCATGATCGCAAGGGTCAAGAATACCAGGTCCCATCTGGATGCCCTGGAGTTTGAGCGGGACCTGGCGCAGGACCTGTATTTCTGCGGCGTGTGCACCGCGGAAGCCAGGGCGGATGTCGGATACAATGCGGAGGCGCTGGCATACCGGGGCGGGCTGAAACAGAACCTGTATTCCTGCGGCGTGTGCACCGCGGAGTGCAGGGCGGAGATCGTACAGGGGCCGCCTTCCTATCAGTTTGAAGTAAGGGAGGACGGGCACCTGTGGGTGCTGACGGACGCGGCGGGCGGCAGTGCAGGGTTCCGCATCAGCGCGGACGGGCACCTCATGGCGGATACGGACGCGGTGCCGGATGCAGGGATGTACCGCATCCGGGAGGACGGGCACCTGGTCTATGGAAGCAGTGCCGGGCAGGAACAGGACGGCACAGGGCAGGAGGATGGCACGTGACATGACGGCGCCGCAGGGCAGGAGGACGGCACAGGATATGATGGCACCGCAGGGCAGGACGGCGGCACAGGGCAGGAAGAGGCCGTCCGGCAGGATGGCGGAGCAGGACTGGAGGATATTTAGATGGCAGTATACAGCAACTTTACATTAACGGGCAGAGGGATGGACCTGTTTTCAGACCTTCTGAAGGGGAGCGGGGAGATGGAAT